GAAGTCAAATACATCCATGATGCTCGGGTCGCCCGTACTCTGCGAAATCGTAGTCGCGATTTCCACGGTGCGCTGGAAGCCGGCAATCTCCTGAGCCTTCATGTCCCGAACCAACGGTGAGGCATAAGCGATATGATACTCGCCCACCGCCTCACGCATCACCGGGGGAAGCGGAGGCAGAAGACGATTGCTCGAAAGAACATCAAGCTCGCGCGGGATCATGTTGCCGAGATATTCCGATTGCTGCCGGCCGACTGTCGGCGCGATCAGGATGCCACGTTGTGACATCATCTCCACGATCTGCGTGGCAGTAAAAATCTTGGGATCACCGAGGAGGATTTTGAACAGGTCGACAAGGAAGGCGGCGTCGACAATCTTGGTCTCGCCTTCCATCATCTCTTTGGTGATCTGGATTTCACCCGTGGGCAGGATGTCAACCAACCGCTGCCCTTCAGAATTCAATGCGCCCTTATTCATCGAACCGGGACGTACAGTGAAGTCTACTATACCGTCGTCGGTCGTCAGATAGACGCCTTCGCCAGCACGGTGAGCCTGCGTCAGGTAATCCTTCTTGATCGCGTTGAGGGTCTTCAACGTCGGCAGCACCATCATCGCCGGAGACCGCCCGTAGGTTTCATTGGGGGTCTGCTCATAGCGGGAGGCCGCGATGGGGAAGGACGTGTAGCCCTCCTCGCGGATCAGCTTGCGATCGATGACAGAGATGTAATAGCTCGCGTAAATCTTGCCCTTCTTGTCGAGGCGCCCGGGCTCATAGTCATCACGCGGACAAACGCGATGCAGGAATTCGAGGGGGTACTGATCCTTGGCATCCGCTTTGGTCTTGACAATCTCACCGAGGTTCTCGACGCCGAACTTCGAGATCGCCTGCTGCGCGGTCAAGCGGAAGTGACGGATGAAGCCGTCGATCTGCTTCTGATGGTTCTCGCGCCAATACATCTCACCGAGCGGGAGTTCGAGATAGCGCAGCCCGACAAAGCCATCCGCCCCTTCGTATTTGTCGATCAGAAGATTACCGTTGCCGAAGGCACCGAGGCCCTGCCAGTGATTGCAGTTCTGCGCGCTGAAGTTCGCGGTAGGATGATAGCGATAGTAGAATAGAAGGTTGTTGACTTCCTCAAACCAAAGTCGAACCGAGCGCTGCTTCATCAGGTATTTGTTGGACGCCTGCAGGGAGTGCCACATCATATTCCGCGGCGTCAGCAGACTATCAAGGATCGCAACGAAGCGCGACAGCGCAAGAGCGCCACTCGTGTCGATCTGGCGATCGGTCTTCTTCTGGCCCGGGAAGTTCCAGGAGCCATAGTAGAACGTGTTGCGCGATGTCGGCAGGATCAGTTCGGAAACTTCTTCCCACTGCGCGCCGAAGACGTTGCGCCAGGTCTGTAGCTGTGCGAATTCCAGGAAGCTCTCGCTGACAATGCGAGCTTCATAGTCTGAAGGTGCTTCGGGGCCGAGGACAGTCATTAATACTGATTTCCGGTGAGAGACATCACAGCAGCGCTGCCCATGGGCATAGCCTTCGAGGCGCCGAGCGCTTTCTTCCGGCGCTTCGCCTCGTCAATCTCGTCCTGGGTCTTCTGCAGCGTGTCGCTATGGAGCCCAAGGTCCTGAACCGCCGCAGACAAAAGCGGGGTGAGGGGGGAGCCCATTACTTCGCCTTTTCGGCCGCCAGCGCAGCTTCGAGGGCTGCGATCGCTTCCGCGTGGGCGGTTACGCCATCAGCCGCGGTAGCTGGCTTTGGCTTCGCTTCAAGGGCCGCAACACGCTTCTCAAGGATCGTGAATGGATCGTACGGATTGGACATAGGGGATGCTCCCGGACAAGATAGGACAGTGTTCCGGACAAGGATAAGCCTAGTTGCGAATGATTGTCAAGAGCAGATTAAAGCGGATAATCTGCTCTCAAGAGCTACCAGGGGGGATCGTCATGCCCGATTGCAAACTGTGGCCCGGACCCGCTGCTGCTCTTGGGGTTCGGAACCCGCACCGAGGCCTCCCGCAAATCCATAATGAGAGTGCGGGTCGCGCTCATAAGGTCATCACCCTTCTTGACCAGGAGCCCGGTCTTGGTGTCCCGGTGGTAGAGGCGATACTCCTCGAACCAATCCTCAAGGTGCTTGGCGACCTTTAGACGCCCGGTGGAGAACCGGCTTTCCATTTCGGTGATGCCAGCCTCCGTCGACCGGGAGCCATCCTCGAACTGGGAATATTCCGGGCACATGCGGATGCCTTCCCGCTTGTATTGCTTTGCGAGCGGCGTCAGATCGCCCCGATCACGGTGGGTTCCATCCTGAGGCCACGCCGCCTTGATCCATCCAAAGGGTGACATGGCGCGACAGTGCTGTAGGATAGTAGCGTCGGCCATCCGGATCGTGTGGACAATATGTACCAGATCGGTATCCCGATCATGAGCGCCAAGGACCGCAGCGAAAGGGTGGTTGATGTTAAGTCCGAAGTCCAATCCCCATAGCCAGCGCCAATGGGAAGGAGGATATTGAATGGGTTCCTCACGGATTGTCTCCTCTGCTGTGTCGAACACGCGCCCGCTACCGAAGGACGGCACACCGCGGCGCCGGGCCTCCCGCTCATGGGAGGACATCATCGAGATACGAAACTTCTTCTGTTCCTCCGTGTAATGAGGAACGTCGTCAAGCGTGAGGTAGATCGGTGGGCCGAAGCCCTCGGGACGCCCGGGCTTGAAGAACTTGCTCGCGACATCGCTCATGCCGTTCAGAGGCGTGGCCGTGATGTACGCCATGCCGTCGCCCTTCAACCGCATCTGCCCTTCTCCGAACAGGTTCAGCGGGGGCTCCTCGTCATACCAGAGGAAGTCGAGCGTTTCCCCCTGCCACACTTCGCGCTTCTGCTCGTAGTTTTTGAAACCAATCTGCGAAATGCCGCCCGTAGCTGTCTTAACTCTGATCTGGTCAATGGCGCCTCCCGTACCATGGCCCATAGTAACATCCACGATAGCGTGCTTCGGGATAAAGCCTGTACCATTCTCAAACTCTCCCATCAATTTCTTTTGGGCCGCGTCGCGCTGCATCTGAGTACTTGGTGAAGCAACCCAGGCTCGCACCGGACGGTCAAACTTCTTTCCTGCCCAATCCGCTGGATAGCTATTGAGAGCGTGACAAACAAATTCGAAACCACCGCAGTCCGTCTTCCCGGTCTGATTACCCCCCGATAGATATCGAACCTTATACGCCGAACCCTGATCGAAGAACTGCTTTTGCTTGGGATACGGTGTCCAGAAACCTCGACGCTCATAAACACGTTTGTCCGCGGCAAGCTCCATAGTTTCGAGGAGTTCCGAAAGCTTGTCATCCATCCTGCCCATTACTGCGCTGCTCCGCGTGCTCGCTATTGTCAGTCTACGGAGAATGGATCGTCAGAGCTATCGCCAGGCTCGCCAGTATCCACGCGATCGTCAGTAAGGCGAGGAAGATCACTACCAGCTTCGCCCACACTATTACCCATTTCACGGAATTCTCCTTCCACGACTTCGAGGCCCATGGTGCCGAGCACCGTCTTCGGGTCCACGCCAAGGACTTTCGAGAAACGGTAGAGGCGTTCGAGGGCATCATCGGTATTGATGTTGTGCTCGACCTTGACGAAGTGCTGCGCGGTCTCCGGCAGACCGGTGCGATTGAAGATCATCGCTATCGCTTTCATCTTCTCGGCCGCGTTCGCCGGCAGTTCACCGTATGCTATCTGCAGCAAAACCCCCACAAGGTTCACAGCTTCGCTCGACATGGTGCCGAGGGCGACCTCTTTGATCGCTGCCTGCACCTTCTCGTCATGGGCCAAGCGGGAAGCCTGGACCCGGAGAGACGACGCGCTCTCCTCGGAATATCCTGCCAGGCGGGCTGCCTCGGTCTGGTGCCCCCTCCCACCCGGAAGTTCCAGGAGAGCGAGGACAAAAGCCCGTTGCTTCTCTGTTAAGGCCCTCATGCAGGGGCCAAATGACTTCGGTAATGTGATGCCGTGCTTAGTCATTCCCGGGGCGTAACATGGCTGTAGCAGCTTGTCAAGGTGGTTCGCGCAGAAAACTGGCAGGCCAGGCTTTGCTAACGGCGAGCTAACTCCCTTTTTCCAGCTTTCCTCTAGAGATTTCGATCGGCCGAAAATGGGCCATCGGGTGGTCGTCGGCCGGCCCGGGTGGCCGAGGGGCCGGGTCTATTTGAGAATGGGTCGCAACTAGGCAAACCATGTCTTAACGTAGTTGAGAATGCGTCGCATTTGCATTCTCAGGTAGGCGATATCGATCGCACGTCGCAATTCCATGTGTCGCCTATGTTTCACCTGACAATGAAATGGAATGGCCGAGAATGCCATGCTAGGCCGATGGCGCGATGCTGTAGCAGGGGATTAGCCTCTTTCTACTCTTCGAAATAATATCTTTCCAAACCCGCTTGACAATCTCGGCCTAATAGAGTACAGCGTTTGTCACTTGACGCAAGGCCTTAGCCTAATGGCGTCCTTGAAGTGACGGCGCTTGTACTCGTTAGGGCCGAGAAAGAAAGGGACAGATAATGAAAACGATACCCGAAAAGCCGGAAGCTTATCGCTTATGGCAAGCGCAGAGTGGGGGCCATATTGGTAAATGGCATTTCTACGATGCATTTGGTAACCTAGTTGGTCCATTTTTCAAATATTCAGATGCATTTGTCGAACGGCTGGCTAGGGCCGAGAAAGAAAGGGACAGATAATGAAAACCATGGTAATAGGCTTCGGCCTTATGTTTGCCGTTGTGACGGCTGGCCCATTGCTAGGGCAAGCCATGCTGGCAATGCATGCGATTGCGCAAGCGCTCGGCCATTAGATCAATCGAAAGGGACAAACCATGCGCTACGTTTTTCAGGTGAAAGTACCAGTGCTTGACAATGACGGCAGAAACACAATCGCCAATCGGAAGGAATTTGAACAACGGATTTTCACGCTAACGGGCGGATTTGACGTAGTTCAAAAAGATGGCGCATGGCGCGACGATGATGGCCGAGATTATCGCGAACAAACTCTCGTGTATGACATCGCTTTTGATCTTGGCCGATATCAGGCAATCGCAATCGAGAGAACCATTCACACATTGCGCGAAATTGCGAAAGAATGCTATCCGGATCAAAAGGCAATTTTCATCGGCGAGATTGGCCGCGCCACAATCGAATAGTCTAGCAGGGACAAGCCATGCGCAATCGTGGCTTGCTACGGCTAGACTGCCGATAACAAGGAAAGGGACAGTATCATGCAAGGCATTCGCAAGTTAGAAACGCCATGGCTTGACCGTATGAACCGGAAGACCATTCCGGCCAAGCCTGCGACGCAAACGGAACCGGTATTGCCGGCCGAAGCGCTTGCCGCGGTAATGGCCGATCACCATGAAAAGGGATATGATAAGGCCGAGATTGACCGTCTATATAAGGAATTGACCGGCCGAGACTATCGCGGCCGTACGCGCGCGCAATGGGATAATGGTGAAACTCCGACAACGGCAGTAGACTTGACGCAATTCAACTACGGCCGTTGCCTGCCATGGCACAATTACTTGAAAGCGCATGATGGCAAGAAACCTCCCGAATATCTGCGCACGGATTATTTGTGGCAAGCCATTGCCGAAAGAATGCTGCAGTTTAAGACTGCCGAATGGGAATTGTCTATGGCCATGATGGCCGTACGGACTGCCGATAATGAACAGGAGTTTACGCAAGCGCTTGCCAAGCTGAAAGCGGCGCGCGCGGCAAACGACATACTCGGCATCGATGCGACCTACAATCAAGCCAATATGCCCGGGGACCCGGCCGAAATTGAACCCGAAAATTATGAGTATGGCGTGAACATCTGACATTGCAAGCCATTGTCCCCCAAACGCATACACTTGGGGGACAATTACGTGCAATGTTGCACGATTACAGGAAAGGGAATTCCTATGTCTGAACAAATGCACTCGCTCGCTTGGCACAAGGATCAAGCCAATCCGCTTATCGTTGAGGTTCGCCCGTTGCACGTTATCGCGGCCGAGATCATTCGCGATTGGAAAAAACCCTACTTCGGTGCGGTGCCGTATCTTTCGGCCTTGCGCTCTCTTTCAACCATTCGCGACGAATACGGTGCCGATAGTGCGGAAAGCATTGTTCGATACTTTCTGTCAAACGCTACAACGTGGAAAGGTGAAAACCGCGCGACGGATTAAAGCCGAATTGAAGACGATACTTAAGCGGGCTTGATATCCCTGAACGCATCGGCCGGGCAAGCTGATGCGTTCCAGCATATCAAGCTGAAAGGGAAAACCATTATGTACGATAATCACGTGCCGATAATCTCGGCCGCAATGCGGGAAGACTACGAAACTTTCCGCCGCGGCCTTGCGTTTGTCGTTTGTTCGATCCGTCA